TTCTCATATAAAGAGAGACTGTTATCTATATGATACTTAAGAGAGGGTGTACCTATTATTTCAGTTAATTTAATCATATTATATTATTTTGTATTTCTGTTCTGCCACTCTTGTGATATTGAATCTTTTTCAATTGGACCTCCTTTTGCCCATGTTCTACAGCTTCTTGCTGAATGGCATTTAAAATGATGCATCCAACAGTAACCTAGTTTTCCATCTTCATCAGATGTTACACCTGGCATACATTCTTCCATTCTTGGAGATATATCAAATGCAACACAGTTGCTACAGTTAGTTCCTTTTGCTGCTTCTTCTGTAGTGTTCCAGTATTTAGCTATATCTTTCCAGTAGTTACCGGGTTCGTTAACATTTAGTGGACCGTATTGAATATGGGTTGCCTTTATTGCTGAGTCTCTATTTTTTGTGTTTAGTATTAAATCTTGAGTTGCAGCAGGGCATGATTCATTATCTTCTTTAAGTATTATATCTCTTAGTTTCATAGTGTAAAGTCTTTTCTGTAGAATTTTCCTAGGATATTGTCGTTAATATATGCATCCTGGTTCTCCAGCACTTCGTTTATAAATAGATATTTACATTCATAGTACGTAAGTAACTTCTTATTAGGAACAAAATATAATATACGTCTTTCAAAGTCCATTGGGGAACCTTCTTTAACGTATTTTAAAATATCTTTATGAGATCCATAATAAGTCTTCCAATCTGATTCTTTTATTACTTTCTGTTTTAATGGTGTTCTTCCTCCAATTCCTTTTGCTTTTCTTTCTTCTCTTAGGGCCTCTAAAGCTCTTTTCCCCAGTCTTTTATTACGTTCAAAGAATAGTACTTTTTTACCTAAGTACTTTTTGCCACTAGGTTTATGAAATGTTTCGTAGATAAAACCGTAAGTGCCTTTAGGCATATCGTCTATAGATGTAATAAATTTTGAGTTATATGTCCAACCTGGGATTGTTACCATTTATTAAATATAAGAATAATTTTACAGGATTACAACTACCCTGTATACATAATATATGCTAGAGCAAAGTAAGGGGGTATATTACTATCAGCTGTGATTGTATGATTATGGCTTCCTGCTCCACCGGTATAGTACGATTCCCCATTTCTATAGTACACGTACTGATTATCATTATCAGTATCTCCACTACCTTTGTAAGGTCCTCCTGCTATCGGACCGTCTACTCCTGAGATTGCTTTGTGTTGTCCTACTCCTGGGTCATTTACCTCCATATAGTATGAATCCTTATAATCATGTTTATGAGAAGGTATTTGAGCTGTTGTTAGTGTTGTACCGCCTGTGTTTCCTCCATGACTGTGGTTTATGTTACCTCCTGTAGATTGTGCACCGCTTCCCTGTATTGTTGTGGTTGGGGTACCTGTTGTGTTATTAGATCCTATTATAAATTTATTTCTTAGGTCCGGTGTTGTTATTGAGTTTTGGATTTGACCATTACAAAGAGCCCATCCTGATGGAAGTGATTGTACTGCTCCGGACCACATTATAATTCCTCCTTGTGGTATTGGTGCTGCATTTACTTGTTTTGTTACTGCACCGTTTGACTCTCTAACTAAATAATTATAGTTAGTAGCACTAGCAGCGTTTGCGACACTATTTAAGGTAAGTGTATCATCAAATGTAGCGCTTTGACTCACATATAAAGATCCAGATACTTCTGCATCGTCTTCTATTGTTGCAGTTCCTGTTACATCTATAAAAGACCCTGATATACCGCCTGCTACTGTTAATTTATAAGTCCCACCTCCTACTGCATCTGTTCCTATACCTACCTGTCCGTTACCTTTAAACATTGCTACTAACTTGTTGTAAGTTACATCGAAGTTAGATGATGTAGGCGGTCCTGATAGTATTGAAAATGTCTGTGATGTAGTAGCAGTACCGAATGATTTAAGTCCTACTATTACGTGACCTTCATCTGGTCCGTCTAGCATAAATCCTCTTTGATTACCTACATTGTTCATTTCCGTAGTAAAAGGGACTGTAGTACTGTTTGAATCAACATATGCAACTCTAAACTTTGCATTTATGTTATTGTTGTTACCGTCTACAACTAATGAACCGGATAGGTTATTATCACCGTGAGATGAATTAGCGTTTCTTGTACTAATTGATCCGTCTCCGTTTATACTTAAAGCAGGAGTTGGTTTGTACCTGTTTACTATAAAATGTATACCTGCAGAAGAAGGGGTTGCTGTTGGTTCTGAATGATGGTTAGTAATATTAAAGCTACCGTCTCCTATTTCATTCAACTTAAAACTGCTACTATAGTTTACACTACCATCATCATACTGTAATGTTAGTTCTGGTTCAGATACTGCTGCGGTTCTTTGAATTTTAATTCCTCCGTCTCTTATTGATAATCTAGTATCTGATTCTGGTTGTGCATTTGCACCTAGTAGTACTGTGTTGGTGCCTGCATTCCATCTAAAATCGTCATCTCCACCAAATGATCCAGCATTGTTATACTGTATTGTAGTTGAGTTACCTCCTACCGGTGGTGTTGATCCAGTATATGGATTCAATGGTATTTGTATTTGTGTTGCTGAAACCCCTAAGCCACTACTTCCTGTGTAGTGTAGGTTTAAGTACTCTTGGTTACTACTAACTGATGCAGAATAAAAAAATGAGATAAAGTTATTATCTACCTCTGAGTATGTTAGTGCTGTTGTTTTGTCTGCTCTTAATACTATAGCCATGTTATATATCTAGTTTTACTACTACCGTCATTTCTGTATTCTCAGAAACCGGCACAGGTTTGGCCATTTTAGCAATGGCGATTAATTCATTTGTCTCATTATACAATCCTACTGATGTAAAATACGGTTGAAATTCACTTCCTGAAACATTATCTGATATTGACCCGGATGTGTCTTTTTTTGCAGATGGGTGTTGTGAAAAATTAAATTCATTCTCTTTTATATTACAGTGGTAGTTATGTGTATAAATAGGGTGCGATGCCTTCCATGCAATACTTCCAGAGAAGTAAGTAGAGTAATAGTCTGCTATAGTCGGGTTAGTTAGTATAATTAATCCGTGAGAATATATTACATTTCCTACTACTCTTCTATAGTCTCCTGCTGATCCGCTTAGTAGTATATTTCCATTACCATCATCGATTAATTCTACACCCCAGGGTACACTGTATATTGATCCAGAAGATGTTAAGTCACTATCTGTGCTGTTTAAATATGTACCTATATACTTTGTAGGGTCTGGTGCACTATTCGAACTAGCACCGCCTTGATAGGTTTCATCATTATCTTCAAAATAACCTTGGGCATCATTAAATTGTGTTGATCCGGTAGCGTAGTTATCCGTAGCATAATCGGGTATGGTTCCGGGTTTTAGTAATATACTGTTAGGCTGTATATTAGTTCCTATAAGATTTCTCGGTATAGAGATAACGGTAAATTGTCCTTCATCTCTTCTTTGTTGAGAAGTATAGCTACTTTGTAAGTAATTTTCTACAGAAGATCCTGATATGTCGTAACTACTTGTTGAAGGTTCTGCATTCTCAAATCCAGAATAATATAGGTGTTTAATACTTCTGTAGACTAAATCTTCGTAATGTTCATAGTCGGTACCTACTAACCTCTTACTACTTCCTGTAATATTAAAAGCTGTTGATCCTGATATACCCACATATGTTTCAACTCCAAGTTCGTCGTGTTGTGAACCAGATGCTGAAAATTGTTTATGCGCTGTATAGGATGTTATAAATGAATCCTGTTTGTTTAATTTCTTGTAGCCGCTCATTCATTAATAATCAAGTTTAATTCTAACCAATGCTTCTTTTGTAAAGTCTTTTAATAGAGGTTTAGAAAGTTTTGCTACTCCTAAACAATCATTTGTATCGTTATACAGCCCTACTGTTGTGATATATGACTGAGGATTATTTATCATAGAATTATGTCTAAGTTCTCCTGAACCGGATATATTAGAAGGGTTATTTGAATAGTTAAATTCACTGTTTCTAACTCTAACAAAAATGTAATTTGAAGAAACTGTTTCTTCCGCATTCATTTTGAAAGATCCGCCAGCTCTAATTGCATTATATAGTATACCGTTATTTGCTCCGTTGTTATCACTTGATCCTGTTAGAACTGCTAATGGACCTATTTCTGTATCAAGTGCTTGTGCGTTTAGTATTACTAATCCAACATCTGGTAAAAACTTACCGTAAGAGCCTGCTGTTGGAATACCTGTTCCTCCATCGTGACTTACACCGTTAGATCCTGATATAATTTCGTACTCTCTTCCTGCATCGGTATATGTTACTGTAGATACCATTCCGCTATTGTCTGTTAATACTCTAGTAGAAGATCCCGAAATTAATGTAAGGTTAAATGTACCTGGTAGTAATTTTTCTTTGTACCTAGCTCTATCTAGCGATATAGCGAATATACCTTTTTGTGAAACTTTTCCGTCAAATTTAAAGTCTGATTCTTCATCTCCTAATACTAATGAGCGATACTGTCCGTAAACTGTTGCTGAAGGAGATTTTCCTGATACGTTTGTGTTAAATAGTGACGCTCCTGCTCCATCTTTATGTCCATAGGCTATTGAGTACTGTACTTCTGCATTGTTAAGTTCGGAGCCAGTTTGGTATACGTTTAAGTAGTAGTCCCCACTTGTAGAGGAGTCTTGGGTGGACGAAGTAAATGCTGCTGTTAGGTTGTAGGTTCCTGTTGACCATAACACTGATGAGATAGAATCTGCACTTACTACTATATCCTCGTTATCAAATTTTTTAAATGACATATCTTATTAGTTTGTTTTAGTAATTGTTATTGGAATAGTAATTCTAGCTCCACTGTCTCTTCCTATAATTGAAATAGTACTTGAAAGAGCTGTATTGGATGTACCGAATAATGTGTTGATAGTTGTACCAGTTAAGTTAATCGATGTACCTACTACTGTTTTAGATACATTAGTACCTAGAGTAGTACTTGCATTTAATCTATCTGCTTCTGCACTATTAATACCTACTCCTGTAAAGTTGGATAGTAGTCTAACATCTGCAATAGTTACAGTGTACCCGCTGGATTCAAACGCTTGTGATGCTCCTAGGTAGTTAAGTGTCTGTGGAGTGATTGTTAATGCTGCTCCTTGTTTTAATGTTATAGAGGCGAAACCTGCTTCTAATATCGGTAGTTTAGCAGTTCCTCTAGGTAGAGTAGCAAGTTTATATTTCATTACTTGAGTTTCATCTGCAAATGCTTCTAGTAGAGGCATATTTTCTACTGCTTCACCGTAGAATGCTGAGCCGGATGGATGAGAGGGATTATAAAGTGTGTAATCTATTTCATCATCAGCTAAAGCAAATTGTGTTATTTTAAAAGAGCCATCTCCTCTAGCTAGTAACTCTCTTCCTTTTTTTGTAAGTATTGCATCGACTGTTACGACACCGTTGTTTAAATATCCCATTTGTTAATGTTGTTTATTATAAATATATTAATTTAATCTTTTCTACCTAGTCTTAATGTTTAAAGTGTACCGTCTTGTGATCCTGTTACGTATGTGTTAAATATAAACCCTTGGTTGTTAGTTTCTACTATAATCATCTCATCAGGAGCATCTTTTACTTTGTCTGGGTTTAGTACAAATTTTGCATTAGAAAAAGGTATAACCCTATTACCTTGTAGGTCTATTAGCCTATCTCCTGATGCTAGTGAAATTATGTGGTTATCATTGGCACTATCACCTGCGTCCAAATTGGCGTTTCCATCTGGTCCTCTACCTCTTAGTACCTGTACTGTTTTTACTTCTCTTATTACTGTACCGCCGGCATCGTACTTTGTTAATACCGATATAACCTGCATATACTCTTTCTTTTCTGATAGTCCTGAACCGGATTCAAATGAAAGTAAATCTCCTGGTAGTATTTTCTGACCGTATCCTTCTACAAATATATCAAAAGTGTGTGTTG